ATACTGTCTGATTTTGGACCACCAGGTCCTATTACAAGACCACCATCTGCATAGTTTCTACCAAGATTTGATGCACTTGCACCACTTGCTGATGATGAGCTTCCACCACTTTCACCTGCAAATTCAGTCTTTTTAATATTTTTGATTTGAATTGCAGTTGTAATACCTAAAGCTAAAGCGTTTGCGGTCTTTACAATCCAATCAAATGGTGACGGTAAAGTAGATGGTTGTGTCAATATTTGTATAACACCCGAAGCTGCTGACATTAATGCGGTTGCGACTTGAAGTTTCTTTCTTTGTTCAAACGCCTTTTTACTTGTCTTAGCCTCTTCATCATATCCTGCAGCTAAAGCACCTGTAATTGCGGCAAATGAGTTGATTGTTGCTGATGCAACTTCACCATATGCTGCAATTTCTTGTCTTTTTAAATTCCTTTTATCCTTTTGATATTTATTTTCAATTTCTAATAGTAATTCAGCATTACCTTTTGCAAGTAACTTTTCCTTTTCGTAAGCCTTAGTTAATATCTCTCGTTGATTACGGAAATATTCCTGAGTATTTCTATTTAAAATTTGTCCTCTTAATTCTAATAATTTTAATTGGTCATCTAATGTTTTTGCATCTTTTTCTAATTGTTTCTTTCTTGCGTCTTCTTCAATCTTTTCTTTATCCATTAGATATTTCTTATCTAATGCAAGTAATGCTTTGTTCTTCTCCTCCTCACTTGCTTTGGATTGTTCTATAGTCTTTTTCTGTCTATCAAAGTTTATCTTTAATAGTTCTTCAGCTTTCTTCTTTTCGTCTTTTATTAGTTCAACCGTTAGGTCTTCAGCTAATTTGATTAATTCTTTATTCGCGTCTTCTCTCTCTTTTGTTTCTTGCTTTCTTCTTTCATCATCAATCTGTTGAACTTTTAGATTGTATAGTTTTTTTGCTTGTGCAATTAATTCACCTTTTCTTTTCTCAGTAATTAATAATGCGTTGATTGCTTTCTCTTCTGCTGCAAGTTCTTGTCTAAGTTTGATTTTATTTCCCTCATCCTGACTTTTAGCGGACAATACTTCAAACTCATTTTGTGCATCTAAAAGTTTTTGGTCTGCTGTCTTATTATCTTCAGCAACCTTCTTTCTATGTTCTTCTTGTTGTTGTCTCCTTTTTTCTAATGCGGCCTTTTCTTGCTCTTGTCTCTTTGCTAATTCCTCTTTCTCTTTTGCAGTTAGTTCTTTTGTACCACTTACAAAGTTCTTTTGTGCTTCATCGTATCTTTTACCGAAACCAGTTACTGCATCACCTGCGTCTTGCCAAGCACCTGCAAAATCTCCTGTAATGAATTTTGCAACTGCTCTACCCAATAACCCAATACCTTGAAGTACTGATGATAACGCGGAATATACAACACTAAACGCCTCTGATACTAATGGTAACGCTTTTACTGCTAAGTCAACTAATATATTGAAAACAGGTTCAATTGCTCTAAATACACCCTGTAAAATTTTCTGTAATCCTTGGAATAATGGTTCTAACTTTTTACCTGCTTCTTCTGATTGTGCAAATGCAGCAGCAAGACCAGCAACCAAAGACACAATTAAACCAATACCTGTAGCTTTAAGTGCCGCTCCCCAAGACTTTGTTGCAAGTTCTACCGATTTAATACCTCTACCTAACGCACCTAATGGACCTGGTGCAGCTTCAAGTAATCCTTTTAAGTCTTCACTTGATTGACCAGCACTTTCTAAAGCATCCTCAACATCACGAATTTGATTTTTAATCTTATTCCATTCAGCCGTTCCTGCAGGTACATCTCTTAACGCAGCTTTTAAAGCTCTTAAATTTTTTGTACTTTCAACGACATTACCTGTTACGTCTACTTCTATTTCTACTTTCTTAGCCATTTAACAATTCGTTTTTTGTCTCTTGGAATAAATCACCCAAAAGTTTTTTATTACCCTTAAGTTTTCCAATCATACCGAAGTTTAATTGAAATTTTTCTAAGGTTTCTTTCTGTTTCTTAAGTTCTTTTATAATTTGTTTCTTAGTCATAAGTATTTTATAATGAACTGATTGTATATTGTACACAAATAGGGTCAACCGCAAGGTGTCCAATAAATCTTATTTCAAAGTAATATATTCCATTAACAAATGAAGATAACCCAAACTGTGACGGTGTTATCGTAAATGTATTGGTCCCTGAATATTGTGATAAAAATGTTGGTGATTCTGTTATAGTATCAACAACCCTCCAAGGTTTATAGTATAATTGATTTGGAATCATCGCGTGAACTGATAAAATACCCAATTCATTTGAATTTCTAATCCAAGGAACAGCATTATTTAATTCCCATCTATAAAAATGTGAGAATGTTATACCTGTAGTTGTAACGGTAGTTGCTGTAAATCCTGTAACCGTACCATTTACAGTATTTGAATTTATATCTTGAATTAATTCAATATCATATTCAGATACTTCATTATTTGGATAGACAAAATCACGATTTATTATTTGTCTTATATATTTTCTACTCATATTATTAAATATGTTTTAATCAATTATTTCAACTCTTTTCCAATATCCATTTGGACCATTACTTGACCAACTTACACCATAATCTGTTGAAACGTATGGTGTTGTATTATATCTTGCAACTACCATATTTTGACCACTGTTTGAAACCGCAACATCTCTTATATCCGATATTGCTGTCGCTGTCCAAGTTGAACCATAATTACTTGACACATATACATTTCCACCTCCATATGTTGCTTGATATTGACCATTAGATGACATTGACATTCTTGTCCAATCTTGATTACCAACACCTTTAGTCACACCTGTGAAAGTAACACCATAATCATTTGAAAGATATACGTTACTACCATTTGTACCTACAGTTACATATTGTCCTGTCGATGAAATTGCCGATTCTAAAACTGTACTAATACTTCCACCTGTTAATAATGTGTCTGTCCAAGTCACACCATAATCATTTGAAACTGACACACGAACAAAATCTCTTGAAGCTACAACATATTGACCTGTTGAGTTTGTTGCTATATAGAAATAACTACTTGTTGTTCCTGTCAATAATGACCAAGTTGAACCATAATTTGATGATTTAAATGTACCACCATTTGATGTTGCATATTGATATTGTCCATCATATGAACAAGTAATGTTATACCAACCTCTACTTCCTGCTCCACTAATAATTGTAAATGTATTTCCTGAATCAGATGTTCTATACATAAAACCAGGATTTACAATTGCAGTTTGATATGTTGCACCTGTTGAAGAACATATATCAAAAAAGTTTCTATTACCTGCATTTAGATTTTGATACCATCCACCAAAATTATCTAAACTTGTATATATATAACCTGGTGTTCCTGTTGAATCAATATCATTAACCGCTAATGCAAATGTTCCTAACGGTAACGGAGTTGGGGTTGGTGTAGGTGTTGGAGTCGGTGTAGGTGTTGGAGTCGGTGTAGGACATTGAATTAATGTTTGACTTGTTCCACCACTAATACGTACCGCTAAACTACCATCACTATACCAATCATTACCACCATCAAATAAAACTAATGGTATTGTAGGTCCACTTATTGTTCCTTGATAATATTGTGCAGGACTTGTTAATGTTGAATTATAAGACCATATATATGTATCTTTTGTAAATATTCCACTACAAGCATTTTGGTAAATTCCAGCACCTACTCCATTAACAAGATGTGAATATGTTGGAGGAGGTAAAGGTGTAGGAGTCGGAGTTGGTGTTGGAGTTGGGTTAGGGTCAGGACACATAAAGTCATAACCATTTGGATATGTTTTAACCACATCTGCAATAGTTTGACCATTGTATTTATTTAAATCATTACCACCCATAATCATATAATCATTTGGTAGTACTAAAACTTTATTTACAATGGAACTTGGTGGACTATTATTAAATCCATTATTAATTAACCCCGCACCTGCTTTAACTTCAAATGTACTATCATATGTACCATCTGAATTAAACCTTAATACTCTATATGCACTATCGGCACCTGAATCACCGTAATTATCTAATTTACCAGCTGCAACTATTTTTCCATCAGATTGGATTCCAATTGTATTACAAGAACCCCATAAACCATCACCGAATGCATAATTCAATATGTTTTGTGTAAATCCTGTATCTTCAGAACCATTTGTATTTAATCTATTTAATGATAAACGAACACCCGCAGGTAATCCAGTTCTTATATTTGAACCAACTAATATTTTACCATCAGATTGTATTGCTAATGAATATATTTCAATTGTTGATACCTGAAAAATAGAACAGTTAAATGTTCCATCCACTGTACCATTTGTGTTTAATCTGTAAATTGAATTTACTCCACCAAATGTACCCATCTTACCACCAACAATCAATTTACCATCAGCTTGTTGTACAACTGCATACATTACATCAGAACCTGTTCCACCTGTAAATGTTGTATCAATTAAACCATTAGGATTAATTCTCATAACTCTTTGTGTGTTATAATAACCACTACCAAAACCAGTATTTGTTAATACAACTTTACCATCTGACTGGATACAACCTGAAATTAAATCTGATGATGCTATTCCTCCTGGATAAATTGGATATATAAATGTTGAATCAATATTACCCGTGCTTAAATCTACTTTTATAACATCATTTTCAATCGATGAACCATTAGGTGCTTCATAAGAACCTAAATAGTTTTTAATAATATAAAGTTTATTATTTGTTCTATCTACTAACATTTTCTTAACGGCACTACCTCTTGGGGTAAAAACTGGCCCCATATTACCGAAGTTTGATGTTATGATATTACCATTTTTATCAGTTTTAAGAATATCACGATACCCATCATTTGGTGAATATGGAATATAAAAATCACCACCAAAATATATGTTACCACTACTATCGTAATCAATATCATTTATATTATCTAATTCTACAGTCCAACATAAATCAGGAACAGGTGTTGGAGTCGGTGTTGGTGGAAGCTGTGATTTTATATCTACATTAAATCTATATTCAAAATCGTAAGCATCGGGTCTTGTTGTTGCAGTAAAAGTTTGACTACATACTGTAAAACCCGTACTTACTCCAGTAAATCCTGTTACTATTGTATCTATAATTCCATTATTATCATCTGTATTATCAACAGTATAATCCCTTCTTGATAAATCAAAAGAATATGTTGTTCCTGTAAAAATAAATCCATAACATATATAAAATGTGTCATTTAAATCCACATATGTTGTATATAAATTTGTTGTATCTGTAAAATGTCTATTTCTGTGTTCACCATTTACATATACATCAAAATAAGAACCGCCAAGTGTATCTGTTAATTCATTAAAAGTTACGATTATTGAACCTCTCATATATTATAAATAGTTTAAGGACACGGAGAACCGCAATCTACTACGGTCCAAGTTGCTAAATCAGCAAATGGATACGCAAATCTTATTGATGAACAATCCGCACAATCAGGAATATCTTGATTACCCAAACTACCAAAATATCTATATACTGTTTCTACAGCTGTGTCATATTTAATCCATCCTGTGTCTGTTACGTTTATGGTAATACCTGAATGGTAGATTGAGACTGGTGGTGCACCAATTGGTGTTCCAACTGATATACCATAAGTTGAAGCAGTAGTTGTAAAATCCGTACAATTTGCCCAAAGATTTATCCCTGTATGTGTTAATGAGTACCAAACAGGAAGAAAGGCGTTAAGAACATCAAGAGGAACATCTAAAACAACATTTGGGTCATATGTACTTCCTGTTGTATTATATATTTGTTCATTTATTTCATATACTGTAAAAGGTAAAAATACACTTCCACCAAACTGTGCAAATGAACTTGTAAAACCTGATACATTTCCACCTAACAAACCAACATTATAATCATACCAATTACTAAAATAAAAATATGATTGTAACATATTTGGATTGGTAAATTCTGCTTTAATATTGTATAAGCTATTAGGTGCTGCACAATAATAATATTGGAAATATCTTACAGGATATGTACTTGGGTTATTATCTATCTGAACTAACTCAACTTTGGTTAATTCAGGATTACTCATATTAAATTCAATAATCTTATTCCAACTAAAATACTGTTCTTTAATTTTAATAATATCTCTCGGTGATAAATTTTTTATATCACTTTGTTTTAACCAAAAATTACCACTTAAAAAACGAGTATTTGGGTCATAAAGATTATTTATTCTATTTTCATAAAATAATTTATATACATCTTGTTCTGTATATGCATTAATTGCATTATAAGTTTCTACACCAACATCTGTTGGTTCTTCACTGTTAAACAAAATACAAATATTGTCATTTGATATTTTATTACTATCAGGATTACCCAACGGCATCGTATTAGAAATGATAGGTACTCTTACAGGACTTAAATAATCAGTCTCGTTACTATTCATTATATAAAAACTATATGTGTTAGCAGTATAACTTAAAGTATAAGCCTCACCAATTGTATTTAAGAATGGATTTTGATTACCCAAATAGTAAAATAATTTTGGTTTTGTTTTAACACCTTTATAAGTCCATTTAACTTTTTCTGTACCACCTGTTGATTCAGTTGAGTTTGCACTAACATAATTAATACCTAATGGTATTGCAACATTATCATCCCACTTCCTTGTTACCTGTGGTGAGAATATTGTTTCAATTTTCTTTTCTTGTGATTTAAAATCTGTTTGTTTGAAAACAAAATTTTGTCCATATATCCTATTATTTCTATCTTTGAATTGTTTGTTTCCGTCATCTCCATCTTCCAAATCTGTTAATATCAATTCACTCTCCACATAATTTTGTGCTGGCTCCACACTAAAACCTTGGTCCCAACTTAACTTATCTGTCCAATCATATATGGAACCTGTTCCAACATAATATTGATATGGTTCAATTATAATTTGATTTGAAACTTCAGGGTCAGGAACAAAGATTAAATTAAATTTCTTTGCAATTGATGATAGTAAATCAATTTGTTTTAGTTGTTCATTTATAATTAAATTAAAATCAACATAATCCCCATCCTCAAAAAATATTGTAGTATTAGGTGGTATTTTATATGAAAATTTAGTTGTGTCACTATTAAAATAACCATACATATACAGACCTTTCATCCAAGGCGTGTTCATAAAATCAGACTTAATGGTATATCCATATGTCTTGAACATTAATTGAATTAAAGCCCAAACGTTTAATGATGGTTTTAATTGATTGTCTAATATTCCTCTACTTGGAACATTAATTCTATAATCTTTTACACCCGCAGCATACATTGCTGCTGTTGTGGAATATCCACTAATTGGTGCAGATGTTGTATATAATCTTGTTTGACCTGAAAGGGTTGAACCACTTAAATTAACTGTATCTCCTGAATATTCATATCCATTATGTGTAATTGGATACATATATGTTCTTGGATTACCACTATAACTAAAACCTAATGGATTCCAACTACTTGAAATATTGAATAGGTCAAAATTGTGATTGAACATTAATGCGGGGTCATTAAATGGTAAATCTTTTAATAGATTGTTACCAATCTTACCAAACAAATCCCCGATATTGGAAAATAATGTTACATCATATTCAATCTTAGAATTTTGAATATTGATTTTATTTAGTTTTAAATAGCCGTTAAAATAAACTTCATCGTTAATTAAAACTGATGCTGGTGTTCTAAGTAATGGATTGAAATATAATGTGTCAACATCCACATCAAAGAAACTTTCAAAAAACGCATTATTGGTTTTTGAACCAGGTAATTGTAATCCTATTGAATAATCTGAGTTACGTTTCCCAATATCTTGTAATTCTGCAAATGATTTATTTATTTTAATTGGAATGTCTGTATATAAATCTAAAATTTCTGTCTCATAAACAGTAGTATCAGAAGCGTTAGATGTTATATATAAAGAATTGATAGCAACTCCTGTTATTTGAGCATAAATTTCAACTATATCACCTTGCAAAACAGGAAATTCACCTGTTATTGTTGGATTTTTACTTGAAGTTGTTCTCACAATAGGAGAAAGAGTTTCACCATTTCTTATTACAGAAACTTCTGCTATTTTAATTGGTGTTGATGAATAATTACCTGTGCAACTATAAGTAACAATCCCATTATTATTAGTCACTAAAAATCCTGCACCCGCTAAAGTTGTACCCGTGTTAGTGCCAACATATGGATTATCTGTTGTACCTGAACCCGTTATGTACATTATATATGTTCCACCAGTTAATACTTCTAATGATGCGTCAGGAATATTAAATGTATCTAATGGTTTGTTTGTTTGTACTCTAAGTACTGTCTGTTGTTGTTGGGCCATATTAGAAACCTTTGTTTACAAAGAAGCCATCGGCATACTTACAAGTTATTCTATACTTGTTTAGTTTTTTATGTTTTGTGTTTATGGTTTCAACTTCTGTTGAAAGAATTTGTATTGGTCTTAAATCTTTATATACTTTATCCTGTCTATCAAGTGGTGAAATAAAATCTTCTTTTATTTCATAAACCTGAGGTGAGTAGAACAATTGTTCCAACCAATTACCCATAGGTTCACTTAGAAAATCACTTTCCAAAACAAATTCCCTTTGAACATCAGTATCAAAAGTTTTAACTGTTCTACCGACATTTCTGTCAGGAGAAGAAAGACTGGTAGCATAATATCTATTGTCATAAGTCTCTCTTTTTATTTTCTTTATATCTTGTCTATATTTCGTGAATGTATAATAATCATATCCGCCACGGTTATTTAAAAACCCAAGTCTTGTATCTTCAGGTCCACAATTATCATATAAATAAAAGTAGAACGCTTCTGATACAGGTCCAACTGGTCCTGCTGTTGTTCTTCCTGAAAAATTTGTTGGCCATCCATAAAATAATTGAACGCGATAATATGAAACACCCGACCAAGGAATTGTTGCAAATAAATTATCAATATCTTTAGGTCCACACGGTAAAGCAAATATTTTTAATGTATCTGTATTACCTGTTGGTGATTCATAAGTTGTACCTGAGAAATTTAATATTTGTTCAAAGTAGGTTCCTGCCACTTGGTTATTACTATCATCAAAAAATTCAAAGACCGCCCAATCTGCTTCAATTACTTGTCTATCCCCTGTTTGTCCGTTTAAATAATATAATACATAATTTTCCTTTGATTGTATATATTGGATACGTGGTGAATCAGTCAAAAATCTTGATGTTTCACTCATCTCTGGCAGTGTTGGATAATCAAACAAATACTGTGACATTGGTGACAATCGTCTGTTAATATCTATAGTATTAATTGTTAAACCTGTTCCTACAACTGTTCCTAACTCTTGGTCAAAATTGGATAAGAAATATTTCTCATCACCCATTTGTAATGTACCACCTACGTAATTAAAATAATTTCCTGTGTTTGTAAAACCACTTGCAGTAAATCCTGTTGATGTTATACAATTTGGTATATCGGTATAATGATTATAGTCTGTATATCCTGTTGCACCTGTATATTGTACTCCACTAAAATATTGATACTTGTATTTAAAATTAACTTTTAAAATATTTGGATATGGATTATTCCAATTGATTGATTCGGTTGTTGTGTACCAATCATTCAACCAATAATATTGGTAATGTTCAGATTTAATATAGTTGGACATATAATCATATGGTCTCACATTAAATCTATAAGTGTAGGTTGAACCTGATTGTGTTATATTATATGGTACAACGGACATTAATCCTACTTTTCTATCTTCTGAATATAATTCTACACTCAGTTCCATACTTGGTTGATAAGATGTACCAGTCAATACAACTTCGTAAGTTCCACCTCTTTGGTAAACCATATCTGTGGACCTTCTTAATTGGGTATTACTATTTAACCCATTACTGTATAATGTTTGATAACCGAAACTCATATTATATACCTTCAATTAAATCTACTAATTCTTCAAAAGCCGCTTCCCCAATTGCGTCAACAATTCTTTGGTCTTGTGCCAAATCTTCTATTGCAACATCAAGGAAATTTGCTGGTCTTATTCCGAATTTTTTTATGTTTGTTTGTATTGCAAAAGCAAAGCTTCTACGTTTTATATATCTACCCTTCTTGTCTCTTCCCTGTAATCCTCTACTCTTAATCCAATCTTCAATTGCTGAAATTGGAACACCTTTCTTACCAGGTAATCTTCCTGATTGTACAAATTGAAAGTAATCCTCAGCAAGAACTTGAATGGTGGGTTTGTCTGTGTTATTATTTTTAACAACAACACTAATACTATCTCTCAACTTACCACTAGCTACTTTATTACCTATACCCCTTTTCTTGGCAAATCCAAATGGATACCTTTTCTGTTCAAGAACTTTTTGTAATTCTGTTTGTAGTATAGGCGCTATTGCTTCTAAATCCATAATTAATTGGTTGTACCACTAATTGGGTTATAATCATTCCATTCATCACTGTCAAGAATAATTAACATCTGTTCTTTATTATAAATAGTTGATTTTGTTGTTAAATCGGAAATGAATGATGGTTCATCCCCAATCCATTTAACAAATGTTTTTGTTCCATCTGTTGAGTATCTTAATGTTTCTAAAGATGTTTCCAATACTTGATTAAAGTCTATTAAATTTAACTCAGAAACATTAAAAAATATATATTTAATATCCATATGTTGATTTTTGTGCGTCGTAGTTATTTAATATTTCTGTGTCAGATAGTGCTCTATTATACATATTGAATGTTGAGATATTTCCTGAGTAAAGTAATGGTAAACCAGATGTAAATCTTCCCATTCTCCAACCAGCGGTTGAACTTCTTAAAGTTGTTCTTGTTGTAGTTGTTGTTTTTACTAAAGAACCATTCACGTATAATTTTAAACTTGAACCACTTGTCCAAACACCATATACTTGAATCCAAGTATTATGTGTAAATGTATTTGGATTATCAGCAGTAACTTCAGCACCATCCACAACAGCTGCCGCTCTTAAAATATTTGTTGTCTTTTTGTTAATCATAAGAGACCATCCACTTCCTGAACCATCTTCACCTCTTAAGAAACATATTTGTTCTGTTGCACCTGTCGTTGGTGCAATCCATCCACCGAATGTATAATTTCCTGTATTACTTCCCGCAGTTCCTGCAACAAATGTTGCATAATCATTTGTACCATCAAAATCAAAATAGTCAGGTGTTCCACTAACAAATGTTGGACTATTAACTAATGTTGCGTCATAATCATTGGCCGTTAAATCAAACCAAGTACTTCCTGTGCCAGGATATGATGCACTATCATTAGCGTCCACATTAATGGTTAGACCACTTGTTGTAAATGGAATTGGTGTTGGACTCGGTGTAGGAGTTGGTGTTGGTGTTGCAGTCGGAGTTGGTGTTGCGGTTGATGTAGGCGTAGGAGTAGGTGTGGGAGTTGGTCCCACACTTTCTACAATATTTTGAAATGCAAAGGGTGCAAAATTCATTATACTAAATTCTTAACATTTGCAAGGTATAGGTCTGTATTATCAAACGATACCAAGGTTATTACGTCAACACTTGTTGTTGTAGTTGGAACATATGGTGAACCACTTACTTGTTTAACAGATGCAGGGAAAGATACTGTTGCACTTCCTGTTGTGTTAAGTTTAATATTAATAGTTTGTCCTGCTGCAATTGATGTAGGTTCTATTCTTGTATCTGTTCCTTCCACCAATTGAAGTGTGAAGAAATTACCCTTACTTAAATCAAGTGATGCGGTATTTGATGCAATTGTTAATGTACTAACGTTTCCTTTAACAGAACCTGTTGCTACAATTGAACCTGATACCGTTAATCCATTGGATACTAATAATGAACCAGTTACTTGTGTATTATATCCAATTTGTAATGGTGCTCCACCATTATCTTTATGGAATATTCTACTATCTGCTTGTGTACCTAATTCAAACTTACTATCAAATATAGAACCTGATGGATAAGATGTTGAACCTAATAATATACTACCAAAACCACCTGCGTGTCCACTATGTGAACCAATAAAGATGTTATTAGAACCAGAGATAAAGTCATCACCTGCACCTTGAATAATTACGTTATTTGAACCTGTTGAGAATGGTGTAAAGAAACCATTCAATATCATATTCTTTTCAGAACTTCCAAAGAATCCGTTGTCCACACCTGCTACGTTACCAATAACGGTATTGTAGTTAGAACTATTTCTATATAACCAATTACTACCACCATAGGTATTAATTTTACCAACATTGTTTTCTGTACCAACTTGTAATGGTGAAGAACCTGATATTCTTAAAGTACCCAAAATAGTTTGAGTACCAGCTAATGAACCTGTTGTAATTAAATTACTTGGTAGGTTAAAGTTTTGTGCAAATGATGCAGTTAATGCTTGTGAAGCGTATGATGCGGTTCCTTGTAAAGAACCTGTGAAACCTGCGGTTGATGTTGCTGAACCTGTAATGTTCAACGCACCTGATACGTTGGTAAACGAACCACTATCAATCCAAAATCCTGTTCTTCTATTACCTGGCGTACCTGTACCTACTGCAAATACAATATTTTGTGAACTATCTAAACCATTATCAATTCCATTAAATCTACCCAAGAACGCTGAACCACCTGTGTTGTTTGCATTTGATGCAGATACTATTAACTGATAACCTAATATTGCGGTATAGTTTAAGTGTGCATTGTTTGAAGCAACAGCTGAAGAAGATACCGAGTTACCATTACCAACAATTATGTTACCATTAAATTGTCTTGTTTGTGCTGATGAAGCTGAACCCGATACAAAGAACGCATTACTTGAACCTGCAAAAATGTTTGCGTTGAATGTTGTACCATTTGTAGCCGTACTAAATGAACTTGATACAAAGTTATTTATTGTTAAACCACCTGCAATATTATTATTAAATGTAATTGATGAACTTTGATGGTTTAAAGTATTTGTATTATATAAAATATTACTTGAGATAAAAGCAGCTGCTTTACCTGGCGTAAGTTGTTGAGTTGAAGTTACTCCTGCAATAACAACGTTATTATTAAAATTAATAGAACCAGATTGATGGTTTAGTGTTACAGTTCCATTTATATTATTGTTTCCTATACTTGATGGACCAAGTGAACTTGTTGTAAACCCTAAAGCTAAACCAGCTTGTATAAAGTTATTATTGATAGCTGGTAAAGTTGCTGAACTTGTTGTTAATGTTGGAATTGTTGAAACATAGTTGGTACTACCCCCAATATAACCATAAGTTCCTTGAGGAATTGAATTTGTTCTATTTGATGAAAACAATATATTATTTGAACCTGATATTACAATTGAACCTGTTTGACCTGCCGCAATAGGGTTTTGCCCATTTTGTCCATTAGGATTTGAAAATATCACATTTGATTGTGATACAGGTGATGATTGTGTAATATATGCACCAGGTTGAACTGGTCCAACATATGATGTATTACTAAACAATCTTAAATTATCTGTTATACTTGAAGAACCAGATACGTTCAAACTACCTGTTATAGTTGTATCACCTTTAACATCTAATTCAACACCAGCTGAACCACTTAGTATTACACTACCTGTGATAGTTTGATTACCTATAAAGTTATTTGAACCTGTTGTTGCAAAATAACTTACATCAGGCATAGGTGCAAAAGATGCTGACAATGCGTTGGTTGCAAATGATGCTGTACCTTCTAATGACCCTGTGAATGAACCAATAAAAGAACCTGTGAATGAACCTGTATTACTTAAGAATTGGTCAACTCTATTTGCAGTTGCAATAACTGATGGAATGCCAGGATGTAAACTTGATGATGGTTCAGCAAATAATCTCATACCTGTATCGGCTGATGACCATATAAGTTGATAATAATCATTGGTTGCTGATTGAACAAACCAGTTCCAAGCTGCAACTACTTTAGTGTTATTATTTTGTAAAGTTAATTTTGTTCCTGTATCTACAAGGTCAATCCCATTTTTTCTAATCCAAATATCAATTTCATCTGTACCACTATCTGTCTTTTCTACTTGTGCTGAAAATTGAATATTATATGTACCAGCGTCTTCTGTTTTAATATATGTGTTAAATGGACTTACACTACCACTTATTGATACACCATTTGTAATAGCAGTATTATTAAATGACATAGAATTAGGTGTATTTGCTACAGGATTTGTTTGTATAGTTGTATCATAGAAACTACCATACGAACCTGTTGCAGTATTAAAACTACCAGTACCTGTTCCTGTTGAAGAAATGGTAACTTGTCCTATACCACTTATTGGTGATAATGTAATGTTTGGACCTGCTAATAATTGTGTTACACCACCATTTAAAGCAACCGATGCGGTTTGTGCAAATGATGCGGTCCCTTGTAATGAACCTGTAAAACCTCCTGTTGAAGTTACAGAACCTGTTACAACTAATGGTCCTGATGGTAAGTTAACAGTACCCCATAATGTTTGTGTATCGTTTGATGCGTCACCAAATTGGTTTGAACCGCTTGAGTAGATTACTGAAGCAGTTTCGTAAACTGTGTTTACGTATGTGAACGATGCCGATGTTGCACTGATTGTACCTTCAACATTTAAACTTCCTGTTATTGATTGTGTGCCACCAATAGAACCTGTGGTGATTAGACCATTTCTATTGATAGACCCTGTAACACCTTCTAATGCGGTTAATCTATTGTTTTGACCTAAATCAGTTGTTGCTATGCTTTGCGAAAGCGAAGTAAGCGATGAAGTAGTAGCATAAGAACCAGTGCTAGCGATAAGACTATTAACCTTGCTATCATTTGAACTTGTATATGAATTAAAGGAACTTGTTTGTAAGAATCCTAAATCTATTATTTGTTGTGAACCTGATATTGTTCCTGATGGGACTGAACCTGTATTAACAGTCAAATTAAATGTTGAACCATCTCCTTTTGTGAATGTTAAAACATTTCCCGCAACACTACCTGTCTTCATTAAAGAACCAGTGTCTGTACCACCAACAGGTGCACCATTTACGGTGAATGTACCTGTAATGTTAACCTGTGTTTTACTTATTTGTAATGCCGTATTATTACCAAGACCATCCTGCACATATTGTAATGTGGATGTCACTCCTGTTGTACTATCAGCAAGTTTTAATAATCCTTGGTAAGATTCTGATACATATAGATTGGTTAATTGTCCCATAGTTTATATAAATATTTTTGTTATACGTTTTTCCAGTCTTTTGAAACGTTTTTCCATAATTCAGAAACCTCAGCCCAAGTAAGTCCTTTGGTGAATGGTAATTCAGGAAGTACACATCTGTTGTAATCAAATTTCTGTATAAAGTGAAAATCAATTATCCATCCTGCTAAGATTGTTTCAGTCTTTTCATAGAATGGTTCAACAGTTGCGTCCCAACCAGATTCAAAATCTGATAAATATAGTTTTGCAAAAAAGTCTTTAACAATTTCTAATTGGTCAGATAAAACATCTGCAAAGTTTGAAATATCATTATTTAACTTATCTACAAAAAATACTTTCCAACCTAAATGTATGTGACTTGTATAGAAATGTGTACTATCAGGTAAAACATACATACGTGGGTATAATGGTTCTTTTTTTGTTATTATATCATTTGTTAATTGTTCTACATCCCCAAAACCATACGAATTAACTTGTTGATGTAAATCAGCAAATTCTTCAAATTGTGACAATACATATTTGTAACTATTGAATGGTTGGTCTTCAGGGAATCGGAAGTTATTTAATACTGGTGGTGTACAATCATTGTAATCAAATGCTACTTGAAATGATAAATTTAATGTCCACCCACCCAAGATAGTTTCAAATCTTTCTAAAAATGGAAATACGTCAGGACCATCATTAACTGTTATGTCCCAACTGAAATCACCTTGTTGTGCTGTGTATGATTGTAAAAGGATGGTATAAACATCCATAAGAATAGCCAATGTATCTGACATCACATCAGTTTGATTAGATTGGTCTTCCTCAACTTTATCCATAACAATTATGGAAAAATTGTAAACAAGATGATTCTCATCAAGTCTAACCTGACCAGGTACAACGTACATTCTTGTATATTTGGGTTCCTGCTTAGTTTGAATGTCATTAGTACATTGTGCAAGGTCACCAAACCCATAAGATTTTATCTGTGGGTGACGGTAAGCGATTGAACCTAAATCGGCTAGTAACTGTTTATAATTAATTGAACTTGTAATCATCCTATCTTTAAATATAAATTTATTCAGATTGTTACTTAAAATTATAAAATTTGTCCTAAGGATTTCCTCCTCAGTCTTTCCTGTTCAATGTCGTAAGAAATTAAGAAGCTTAATTGATTTAAGACTTCCATTATCTTTTTTTGATAGACAAATTCGTGTTTCGTAAAATCGTTTCCAGTAATTCTGTTGAGGACAAGGAACCAACCGAACGCTTTTTGAAAATTAGAACCCATATCATCCTCCTCATACTCCATAGAATTTTCAATTTGGTCCATAGTGAGATTTTCGGGATTGAAGATAGTTGGATATAGCTTGAATATCTCTTTGCGAATTTGATAAAAAAAAACTGAGCCCCTAAAATATACTTCACATCTAATTTCTTTTTAAACAACTCTGCTCTCTCTTGCATTGTATCCACGTTATATTTCTCTATTTTAAAATCGTGCTTTGACTTTTCTTCTATGATTGGTCTATACATAATCGATGCAAGGATGTGTAACATATCCAATAACTCATCAGGTTTCTTTGTTGAGATGGTATCCATATCAATATATTCTGCAAATGTTAAATCCTTCCAATTTGGAAAGAAACCATATTGTACCCCATCCAATTCAAATCTATCTTTGAATGGTGGTTTTTCAATCGGTAACAATTCCATAATATATGATGACATATAATTTACCTGTTGAAAATCAGATTCTAATAAATCTTCAATCGGTGCATCAGATACAATGTTAATTAGTCTTGCAGCAAAGTAATCATCAGAGAATAAATCTTTTACCTTATAAATCTTGCTGTAATGTTCAATAGATATAAACTGTGGTAGTTTATATTCTTTGTCTTCTATTTTAAATTTAATCATATATATGTATATATTTTATCCAACAAATGCAATGGAATATCTTCCTGTTGCTTTCATACTTTTTATTTCAGGTAACATTCTCATCATTAGACAATCTGAAAGGTCAGGTGATTTACCCAATACTCTTTTCATTTCATCCTTTGATTGAACTGCAACCTTATTATCTTTATCTATGTCTTTTAATTTAACTGCTAGTAACTCTTGTGTCAAGTCATCAATTAAAGTTGATTCAAGTAGATTTATACTAATCTTTCCCTCCCTAAACAAATCAGATAACTTAACATAACATTGGGATTTTAGATTAGAAAAGTTCTGTCCGTGTAATGGTGATGAATTGTTAATAAAGTTTGTTGCTCTAATTTGGTCTGCAACTCCACCTCCAACGCCATCACTATCCACAACACATTGATTGGGATGGATTCCGTGTGACCTCATTAGGTCCTGAATTTGGGACGATAATTCAACGGTTGATAGTTTCCTATACACGTGACATTCTACGACAACCAGACCCACCCAAATCATTACTACGGACCTGTCATCACCAAACCTTGCTACGTCTATTGTCATATACTTCTTATCCTGTGTATTTGGAATTGATTTAAATATGGATGCAGATATTTCATCAAACTTGAATAGACTATCTGACTCATCCAAATAATCCCAATCACCTTCTAACAATCTTCTTCTTTGTTGTGGAGGTAACTCCTTTAACATTTCAATATAGGATTGTGGTAAATGTGGATTATCCATTGGAAGAGAAGGGATGAACACCTTGTTCTCTTCTAACTTTCCTTGTATGTGTGGTAAATAAAAATCTTTCTTAATCCAATTGTTAGATGGGTTACAGGTCATCAATAGTTTTGGTATAAGATTATATTCATTTAGTTTATATCTTATACGAGACTTAACTATGTTGTAAGCCAATGATGTTACCTGTGCGGCTTCATCAATAAACCCTGCGGTAATTTCTAACGAACCTAAACTATCGTAGTTTGGGTCTGATGGATTGTATTGTAAATCTTTGAATATAATCTCTGATTTGTTATAGAATGTAAGAACGTTTGACTGACCATTGTAATTGAAATGTTCACCACTCTTAAATCCCATAGTACTGAGTAAATCAAATAACGTATTGAGTGTGGTTAATCTAAGTTGTGTTAATACTGCACGACCAATTAAAAATCTAATACCTTTATATTGTAAACATAATGTCACAGCCCACAGTGCTCCAACCCAACTCTTACCTCCACCAGCAGACCCACCAAATAATACAACGTTAGTCTTATTGTCTGTTAGATAACGCCAAGCTTCTGATTGTCTTTTGGTTGGATTAATTGTTATTTCCATATTCGTTTTCTATTCTTGATTGTGCTATCTTTAGATATTCTTCTTCCTTTTCAATTCCTATAAAGTCAAATCTACCTCTGATTGCTGCTTTACCTGTTGAACCACTACCCATAAAAGGTTCAAGTACGGTACCACCTTTTGGTGTTACAAGTTTGATTAGGTATAACATTAGTTCAGTTGGTTTAACTGTTGGGTGATTGTTCATATCACCTCTATCCTTTTTATTTATTTTAGGGTGATAGAAGAATTTACTCCAAGGTTCTTCACTTTCATCAAAGATTATGTTTGCTGGCCATCTACCTGTATTGTTTGGTTCCCAATCTTCTAATCTTCCTTTATCTAATTCAACTCCCCATCCTGTTAAATCGTTACCTTGATTAATAACTTTTAAACTTGGTTTATCATCCTTATATTCAATTCTACAATCATCAATGTTTAATCCACCAGTTCCCCATTTTAATATGTTCTCTTTGTTATTCTTTTCACTTAATGGTTTTCTTGCCATAACAATCGGTTCGTGTGCTGGTTTAAGTGCTGTACCTATACCATTACCTAAGTTTAAAGATTTAGGGAACCCTGAACCAAATATCCACATCAATTGGTCTCTTATTTCAAATCCCGCATCTTCTAATCCACTAGTCATTCTATGATAAGTTCTTGGTGCTGAAAATGATAGTAGATAACCACCAGGTTTTAATACTCTTAAACATTCACGTCCCCATTCTTCACACCATTCTTGAAACCATCTACCTTCTTTTGCTCCACCAATTGCTAATCCTGGTTGAACACCTTTACTAAATCCACCATTTGCTGGTGACTTACCCTGTTCAAATCTTTCTTGTGAACGTATCTTTTCTCTCTCAATAAGTTCTCTGTGTTTAGATGGATTATCCCATTCCTTATTCATAAATCCAATCCCATAAGGTGGGTCTGTTACAACGCTGTCAACACTATTATCAGGTAACTCCTTCAATTTTTCTAAACAATCTCCTAAAATTAATCTCATATTCTATTGGGTAACCTAAAAACGAAGTTTTACGCGTAGTCAGGTTAAATTTTTTTAATCTTGTAGGTTTATGTTAATACTGATTGGTTCACCACCTGATGTAATATCAATCTTTCTTTGTTCCAATCCGTATAGTTTATTTATATCTGCTAAGGTTTCACGTTCCACCCTTTTATTGTTGTCAGCTCTGGCCCTAGCAAGTAAGTCAAAGTACCTAGATAATTGTTCTGTGATAATCTCTTCGGTCTTTTCTTCAAATCTTGATTTAAGTCTATCTTTGCAATCTTTCCAAATAGTTTCAGCTGCACGTTCTGTGATGTTCCATCTCTTGGCTCCTTGTTGTCTAAATTCTGTGTAGCTGAGTTTTTCATACAATATCATTTCCAATGCTTCAGGAATCCTTTCTTCGTATGTTGCAATACTGGATTTTCTTCCACCTTTATTTATTTTCTCTTCCATTACATTTTTACTTTTAATTCGTATTTGAGGTAGTTATACAATCTTCTTGATTGTGTGTTTGCACAACTCTTACAAGTGAAATCAAACTCCTCATTAAATAACGCCATATAAACGTTATTGATAAATACTTTCTCTTCTTCCTTTACGTAAGCCAAATAGTCATACGCCTTTTTTATTTCTTCTACCGTTGGTATATAAAAAATTTCCAATGGTGGTAGTTTCTCTGTTATTTCTTTTTTCTTCTTACAACTTGAACATCCTTTTTTCTTCTTGCCAGGATTTTCAATTGCTTCTTGTTTTAACTTTTCTAATCTATCCAATTCATTCTCCATTGTCATCTGTTTTAATGTCATTTGTTTGTTCAAGATTATTATACCATTCGTTTAATTCTTTTGAATGTAACTCATCTGGTGTTTTGATTGGTTCAGGAGTTGGTGTTAGTACAGCCTGAACATTCTTTGGTTTCTTACATCCACATCCCATAGTTAAAATATTTTATCTTTATTAAGTCTATCTTCTTCCTCTTTTAACAATCTCTCATCTTCTTTCATCTGTTCCATCAATTCAAATAACATCATTAGTTGAGAACGTTCAGGTTCAGGATGTTTGTTTATTTTATCCAATGTATCTTGTCTAATCTTATCTTTCTTTTTCTTTTGTTCTTCTATGAATTTTTCATTCATCTTTCTTATTCTTCTTGCGTGTGACTGTGCCATTATATTTTCATTTTTTTATATGTTATATTTTTCTTTGACCCATATATCACACCTTGGTAATCAATATCAAGATGTGGGAACTTATAATATTCTATTTCATATCCGTTTTCTTTGAACAGATGTTCACAGGCTAGTAGACAAGACAGGTTGTGGTACTCAATACCGATGTGTCTTACCGTTTCTAATGATTCAGGTTTTAATCCCATAAGGAATATCTCAGAACCTTCCACATCAATCTTTACAACATCAGGTTTAACTGCATCAAAATAGAAACTAAACTTTTCTAATCGGTCAACCCAATCACAGATTTGAACAAAGTTCTTTACGTTGAAGTTTTGTTTATACCAATTATAACTTTCTTGTGATGGGTCAACACCATAAACCATCTTGGCTTCTTTCTGAATCCAATACATAGGTGTTGGTGTATATTCTGAATTGATACCTGAACCAAGGTCTAATACAACCTGTGATTGAATTGGTAAAAACCTCCAATGGTCGGAGGGGTTTTCTGAATTAATTAATCCTTTAATTTCTCTTGCCATTATTTATTTAAATTTAGAATGATGTTTCTCCTTATCTGTTCTTTTCCTTCTTTAATATAACGAGAAATACTTGTTAAGGGAATAGTTGTTTTTCTTGATACCGCCTTGAGTGAGTTGAGTGTTAGATACATATCCAACAGAGATTTTCTAAACCAATCCAATTCACAATATTCTTCTTCTAATAGTTGGAATAACTCTTCTGTTTCAAATATTTCCTGTTCTGATTCCATATTCATTACTTCTGTCAAATCAGTATATTTCTGTCTCTCTTTCCTAATTCTATAATGATAAGGACTGGTGCTTGAATAGTAATTAATTCTCATTATTGATGTGAGATAATACCTTAGATTGTCGTCTGTATATTCCTTTAACTTGATTTCATCCCTATTGTATATTTGGAATAAACATTCGTGCAGCAACTCCCTTGAAGTTTCAATATCAGATTTGGTAATACTTTTAGATATTTTTAATAACTGATGGTAATTTCTCGTTATGTAACAATCAAATATCTTCCTCATCAATAATTTTTCTAATATCTTTCAGTACCTGACATACTTCGTAATTCTCATCCATTTCGTTTGTTACTAATGAAGATTCTATAAGTTTCTTAAATATATATAATCTGTCCAAATCAGGTCTTACTTGCTTATCTAGTATTGTTAATATACTATCAATTATGGTCAAACAAAATACTGTCTTCTCACCCTCACTAATAGACCAATAATCCATTGGAACTTCTATTTCACCAACCTTAACTACTTTTGGCATTTGAATAAGTTTTTAATATTTTATATACAGAATTTTCACTTATACCAACTTGATTGATAATGTCTACCATTTTAACATTATTTTTTCTTAATTGTAATACTTGATTGATAATCTGCATAGTTACCATTGTACTTTTCTTTCTTTGTTTTTTATTTTTTATATCAAAAAAAACTATTTTACCATCTACTAATTCTTTTACACCAGGTTTAGTCCATATACCAGTTTCTTCATCATATAAATATCCAAGAACTTTTAAAACGTCAAATACACATTCTTTTTGATATTCATCGGTGTAATGATTTGGTTTTGCGTGCACGAAATCACTGCCGCAATTTTCTTTGAGGTATTGTTGTCTTTCTTTTCTATCCTTGTTGTTGCAACATTCCTTGCACATATAGAAGTTTATTCTTCCATTAATAAGGTAATATTCTGTTTTATGCCTCCAATTGGAACATTGTTTACACAAATCATATTCAGGATTGGTTGAATAATCAATAGATGGGTCTGGTTGCAATTCTGTGACCTCTGGTTGAATTATTTCTTTCATATTGATGGTTTTCCTGTATTTCTTTTTTTGCTCGTTGAAACAGGTCTTACAATACTTTCTAGTTCTAGTTTTCTGTTGAGTAGAATGCCAGTACGTTTGGTATTGGTCCAATGGTTTATCTATACTACATTTAGTACATATCATATAAATAGTCTGGTTTAAACAAAAAAAATCCCGCTGGCTAAAATGGGAAAGACCAACGGGATATAGATGAATCAAAAATCTATTATAAATATAATCAAGAAGATTGTTGAAGTAAAGATAAATTATTCCTCTAGCACCAGTATTTCTAGTTGATTAACACCAACTGAATTAAATTTGAGGATATGTTTATCAATACTAGTTCTATTTTGTTCTGGTATTGAAAGCAACCAAATGATATAAGTATTTTTATCTGACTGGTGCAAGATATCAAATTCCGATATTGATAATTTTTCTAATTCAATATTCATACTGGTTAAGTTTATATATAAATAAATATATACATATTTATTTAATTATAAAAATTTTTACCTATTTTTTTGTTCTTTATAATACATTTACTTCTTTTTTTTCTAAATTTTCTAGTAGTAATTTGTTGTTCTTGATAGTTCAACGGTTTAGCTTCTGGTAAGTATAGAACACCATTTACTAGAACTCCTTCTTTGTTTTTCATTTGTTTTGTTTTTATGTTTGCACAATAAAGGTATATAAAGATTTTTCAATTCCCAAATAGTATTTCAATTTGGTACTGTCCTGATGTTTAATCTAACATACCGATTTTCGGCCAAAAAACTCCTACACACTCAAGACCAACTCCCAGCTGCTTCGTCTGGCTATTGGGTAAGACTTACTATTTCTTACTAGGACCCATCAGGTGGATTTTGTAGTGATATACCGCACTACGAGATAAACGGTTATAGTAATAAATACATATTTTTTTCGTTAAATCCAAATCTCAAATAAATTTTTTTTTATGAGTTCTTTTGCGTATATTTGTAATATCAACAAAAAAAATAATAATATGGCACACAAAACAAGTATTGAGCTACCCATTATCTTCAAAAATGATGAGAATGGAAATCAGTTAATTGACAGAGAAAAGACCTTAGAGTCCGCTTACGTTATTTTAGAAAAACTAAAATTAATGAAAGATAACGGAACTGACTTTTCTCAATTTTTAACAATTAAACCTAATTAATATGGCTACTGACTACCAAAAAAATCAAGAAAGTATTGTTCGTCAGAGTACTCTTAAGTTTGTAGGAGAGTACTGCAGAATGATTGGTACACCTTTAACAATTCACGAAATTGTTAGAATGACAAACGTATTAACAGATTATTGTCAAAATGGTTATCATTATATTGATAGCAAAGGTATGACGATGAAAGATAGATTAGAGGCTATTGATGGTCATATAGCTAAAAAATTTGAGGAAGTTTAATTTTTTCCATTTTTATATATAAACGAGGGGATTTGGTCGGTTATCCATTTCCCCTTTTTTTTTATACATACATTTCCTATATTTATATTAGGGGGGAAGTTGAGTCATTTATTCTTATAATTGCCATTTATTGTTTCCTTGAATTTCTCTTCCCCCTATTTTTTTATTTCAAAATTTTTTCCTATATTTGTATTATTATCTTATCATATAGATATGTAATTCAATCAACGTAACCCCCGACTATTCTTGGTTGGGGGTTTTTTATGCACAAAAAAAGGGGTTTCCCCCTTTCTTTAAATTAATTCCCAAGTATATTTCGTACTGTTCATCGGACTGATTAATTCTGTCTCTGAACCACCAGGACAACTATTTGGTATTATGTTGTCCCATTTGATTTGATAGTGATTAATCTTGTCAATCATAATTGGTCCTTTGGTGATAGTCCCTGTGTTTAAAATTTGGTCCCATTTTTTAAAAGCCACTCTGTCGTTGATACTTAAGTTCATTTTGTTTTTATTTAAATTGTTTAACTTTGTGGAACAAAGTTAAAAAGAATATTTCAATCCACCAAAAAAAAGTTATCCACATATTTCAAAGCTTTTTTGAAATTACTAATATTTATTAATACCTTTATAAAATAAAAGGAAAAACTATGGCAACAACAACAAAGAAAATTTTAAATCTACAAGACAAGGTTGAAATACTTTTAATCAAATATCCATCTCTTAGAGATTGTGATAAATTATTGTCCTCTAAGATGTGGGATATCGAGTTAAGAAAATTAAACCTTAATCCAAAGACAACCCCAACCGAAATATTTTTTTCTTTATATCAGAAAGGTTCATTATCCAACGCAGAACTTATTGGTAGGGCAAGACGTAAACTTCAAAAAGAAAAGGAAGAACTACGTGGTGAAACTTGGTATGATAGACATACTGAAGCTGAACATACAAGAAGAACAATATAAAAAAAGGGTTCCACGTGGAACCCATTTTTATTTGTGTTTGGTACGTTTAGTTTATTTTTCAAGTTGAGCGTAACACACGGCTAACGCTTGTTCTTGTGTATCATATTCATTTCCAATAGATTGCATACATCTTGAGATGTATTTGTCCTTTTCTTCACCACTTTCAGGTGATGGGATAGGAAAACCTTCTTTCTTAATTTTCATTTCTTCTTTTACAGGAACACAATTTGGAACCATTCTACCATCAAGTTCTTTTAGACCCACGGCTTCATAACCTGGCCAACAAGCACCTTCCAAACTATCTCCTTCAGCAAATGTCTTTTTCATACCCGCCTTGATTGCACCACATACCCTCTTTGCAATTTCCTCATCACCATATCTTCCCATTTGGTCAGCCATACACTCATCCCAAGGATAAGCTTCCATTTCCTGATTTTCAAAGTTATTACTTTTTTTGGTATCACCAAATCTTAATTTGATAATCTTTGCTAATTTATCTTGGTTGTTCATACTGATAGTTTTTTTAATTGTTGTATGTTGATTGATTTATTATAAAGAAAAACACTAGAATAATTATGATTAACCCAATCCAAAAATTGTTTTTGGGTCATCTTATATTTCTTCTCATAGTCAATTTCTAACATCCTTTCGTAATAAAGGCTTTTATTATAGGGTGCAAGTTCTTGTTCATTAGGTCGTGGTAATTCCAATATCATAATCTGTTTTTGTTTTTTAAATTTCTATTCTCATCCATCAAAATTTCAACTTTCTTTTCAAGTTGTTGAATTTTATTATTTAGTTCGTGTATCTCTGTTTTTAAATCGTCAATAATATTCTTATAGATATTAATTGATAATTCAAGGTTACGCAATACTTGATTGTCTGTATCGGCTTGTTGTTTACGTTTACCAACAAACCAACCAGCAATACCTGTTAGTGCGTTTGAAATGATAAGTAATAATTCTGTGTTCATATTAATAGCAGTCTGAACAAGGTGGGTTCTCGTGTTCTAATTCAGAGTAAGATTGTAATCCACTTCTCCAAACATCTTTTTTAGAGTAACCTTTTCTTGTTGTGTGTCTTAAGAAAATACCATTATTATATTTTTGACTACGGTCTGGTATCATACCATCAATCGTAGATTGTGTATTGTATTGTGGGAATTTATTCTGACCTCTACCAATTAATAAATAATCTTGTAGTCTGGTCATATAAAAATCTGCACGTTGTTTTTGTACATTACGTAGATACTTCATTGTTTCAATGTCAACAGATGTTGCATTTTCCATCATACCTTCAACGATACCTCTGTTCATTGTTCTGTAATGTAAATGCGGTATGGCGTTGAAGTAAGCTGTTTGAATTAAGAATGGTTGGATATAATCATCTACCAAAGTTTTTTCATCGGCATTGAATGTATTACCTGTTGAAGATACTTGGTTCATAAGATGTTCATAGAATAATGTACCCAATATTGTTTGAAGGTCAATATCCTGTGCAATTTGAATTTCTGCTTTCAAAACATCCATATCAACATTCTTATTGATATTAGTGAATGCTTTTAATTTTGTTTCTGATATTAATAATACACCCATTGTTAGTTATAATTTAATTCTTCTTCACCTAACCACGCGTTGCATTGTTCTTCGGTTAATCCATAACCAGCCATTAACATCTGCATTGCCTGTGCTCTATTTATTTTTTCTTTATTATACTCACGTACAATTCTTAATAAACCCTGATATTCTCTCCCCTTCAATCCTTTGATATTCTCGTTGATTGCAGGTCCTTCTGATTCTGCTTCAACAGATGTAACAGGTTTATCAACCACAGCAGGATTTTGTGTTACATCACCAGTAACAAATAAACTCAATGGTTTAATTTCAAATGTAGTTGGAACATTAAACTTTAATGAAACCAATTTATTAAATGTTGGTAACATTTCATTTTGATATGGTTGTATAACCATTTTACGGAAATATTCTGAATGTTCAACAATCTCATTTCCACCACCTAATTTTCCTGATGTTGCAATACCGAATAATTCAGCAGATGAAACTCTATGTGCTGATAAGATTGAACGTGTAATATCATCATTTAATGATTGATAATAGTTGTCGTTATCGTTACGTGGTATTTGGATAATTTCAGGAGATTGTTCCTTACTCTCGTTGAATGATATAATTGCTTGTCCTGCGTTGTCAGTTCCACCATATTGTGCTTCCAATGCACGAACCAAAGTTCTTTGTTCTTCTTCACCAGGTATTCCATTTGTATAGTTAATCCAAAGTGACGGGACCATACCCTTACGAAGATTATTCATATGGAAATTTTTAGCCTCTATGTCTGTTTCAATTGAACGTTGACCAGCAGACCAATCAGGGATTGGATAGTAAGTTAATGATGGTTGATAAGCTTTAAAGTAATAAATTTGTGAACCACCTTTCTCTTGACTGAATGCTGGATATTCTTCTGGTGGATATTTTTTAACATAACTCCAATCAGCAGAATAGAAATAAGTGTCAATCTCATCTTTATCATTTAATTTAGCACTACGAACTCTACTGAAGTCCAAATGGTAAATTTCTGCAATTTGTTTTTTATCTTTTGTCCATACAACATTTAAACTAAATCCACCAAATAACATAAAATCCAAAGCACATTTTCTCATTACTTCTGCAACATTCTCTTTTGGATTGATAAGATTGACTGACGCCATTGGGTTATTTAATGATACAATACCATCACCCATTATTTGGTTTACTTTAGATGTAACTACTGCTTTATGAATTGCACAGTTATCATATAAACCTATAAAGTATTGTGGAAGTAAGTTGTTCTCACCATAAAAAACCCAGGGGTATCTTTGCAAAACCTCGGAGAAAATAGGTAATGAAGCCTTTTCAAACTTAATACTTTTAAATTCTGATTTTTTTATTTCTTCACTCATAATTAATCTTGTATGTATATATAATTTTCATTTACTTCATTAGGTGATTCATAAGTTGTAAATAGTGGTTCTTCCTCATTTCCTTCAAGTATAGCAATACCCGTAAAAACAAGTTCAGTTCCATTACCATAAATCTTTAATTGATATTCACCTTCGTAATTTAAGTCTTGTCCAGCGTCTTGTAAATTCAATATTATCTCACAGTATCTTATGTTTTGTGCATATTCAGCAGGGTCAGCAGTATCAACTGTATAACTCTTAACCTCTTGTGACATAATGTGTGTGAAAGTCAACGTATAAGCACTAAATGAAGTTGTAGTGTTATTGTTGATATTCATCACTAATTCGTTTTGTTGTCCTTTTTGTAGATATAGCATAATATAATCCCTATATAACTAAATATAAAAAAAACCAAATTGAATTGGTAGTTATAAAAAAAGGGGACAAAAGTCCCCCCTCTTTTTTGATTTAGATATAGAAATTCAGTCCACAACAGACCTACTGTTTTCTAATTAATCGTTAAAACCACCCGCAGTGAAGATTGATGTTAAAACACCATCAACTACACTTGCTGGTTGTGGTTCTTGACCAGTAAAGATTAATTCAAATCCGTTTCTGTCACCATAAGCAGTACCAGTAGCGGCAGAACCACCACTTAAATACATACCATTAACTTGACCTAAATAGTATTGAACATCGTTTTGGTCTATGGCAATAATTTGTATTTGGTCGTTTTGACCTAATACTTTCAATTGGTTTCTCTTGTCTTGGTCGTACTTGAAAAGAACAGCAGTTAAAACTTGTTCCCAAAAGATTGTACCATTTTCAAAGTTCTTTGTAGTATTTTGAGCTAAAGAAGAAGTGTTTCTTTTTAACTCAAATTGGAACCAAGTACCAGCACCAGTAATACCAGTAATTGCACCATCACCATCTATAGCTATTGAAGCCACAGAAGGTTCAGTTGAACCTGTAGCACCTAACACCCAAATGGATTTAATACCACCAATTCCGTCAGAACATCCTAATTGAACACCTGAAGATATATAACAACTCATATTATTTATATTAATTTGTTTCTGTTTATTTTAAAATTGTGGGGCCTTTCACCCCACAGGTTTTTAGTGATATTAAGCTAAGTTATTTGTTGCGAAATAAGCTGTTGAACCAAACAATGCAATTTGTGCACCGTAGTTGTAGTTAGCTCTCAAACGTAACTCATCGAAATCTTTTGAGTACCAGATAACTAATTTTTCGTGGTCGCTCATCAAGTCAAAACCAACAACCATATATTGTGCAGGTCCGATAACAACTTGGTTAGAACCAGCTAATCCGATTGTAGGGATTACCTTAACATTTGAGTTTGGATGCATTACTAACATTGCACCGTCTCCACCGATTTGTTTTGCACCATCGATGTAGTTAGCGAAGAAGTTAGCTCTTGTTAAAGCCTGTAAATACAGCCTATAGTTGGCGAATGACATAAATACTAACAAATCTTCACGAGATTGTGCATCATCAGAAAGTGAGTTGATTAATTTATCAACTTCTGTGATTGGGTTACCAGATACACCGTAAGCTGCAGATGAACTGAATGCTACACCACCTGAGTTAGCAACACCAGTTGTACCTGTTGAGATTAATCTTTTGAAACCATCAAAACAATCAGCAGAAGCAACAGTTGTAGCTTGCCACAATTTTTGTTCAATTCTTTGTTGAATTTGTTTTACTTTAAGGTCAGCAATTTGTTGTTCAAATGGAACAGTTTCTTGAGTTTGACCTGGAGCCATTAACATTGACTGATATGTATCATATAAGTCTTGGTAACAAAGTGCTTCATTATATTTTTCAGCACAAGTTGTAATACTTCTTTGAGTGAAAGTTGTAGTAGTACCTGAATTTGGGTTCCATCCACACTCACCTGCTTGGAACTCAACATTTGAATTTAATAGGTTCAATGCTTGTGTACCTTTAATACCCAATCTTACGTTAGTATATTTTGGGGTTGTAGCACCTACAAGTGCTTTTGCTAATAATTCTCCACCAACTTGGTCAACGTATCCACCGATAGTTGCTACGTCATATGAGAATTGTTCACGAGATAAAATTTTCATAATTTTAATTTTTTATTTTTTTTTTTAATTATTTGATTTTCTTAATGACATTATTTTTGAAATCTTTGAATCAATATTGTCATCTATTTCTTGTTTATTAAAATCAGTTTTTCCATTAGCAATAGGTCTTGCTGATGGTTCTTTTTTGAAAGAGTTAAATTCATTTTTAACACTCTCTAATTGAGTTTCCATAGCGGCCATCTTCTCAGACATTTTCTTTACAAAGTCCTTCAATAGACCCATTACTTCATCTTCAATTATAACTTCTTTATTTACAGGTGCTTTTGGTTCACCTTCTGGTAAAGGTTCTCCTTCACCTTCTTCTTCCATAGCTTCTTCAACAGAAACGATAACTCCGTCTTTGGTTTCAACCTTAGTCGTGTCTTCAAGTTCGTGTTTTCCATCAGGTGCAGGTACTTCTGCATCAGGTGTAACAACAACAACTTTAGCACCAGGTACTAATTCTTCACCTTCAACTTTGATTTCAGTTCCATCAACAAGCTTAGCAGAAATAAAGATTTCTTTTACAGATTTAATTTCACCATCTTTTACCTCTATGTTGAAATTCTCAACAAGACGATATGAACCAGTCTCTAATGCAACTCTATTAAACTCATCATTAAGTTTAGTGATTTTCTCACCAGCCTTTAATTCAGGGGTTTCAACGATTGTATTATCTTCTAATTTGAAAGATTTTAGAGTAGGTTCGTCAGACATAAAACCAAATTGTAACATCAATTTCTTAATTTCAGCGATTGCGGTTTTTGATTTTGACATAATTTCTAAATTGTTTTTTATTTATTTGTTCTATTATTAAATATACTTTTTTATATATATTACCAAATTAGTCTTGAACATTCTTTAAAATTTCTGCGACTCTCTGTAAAAACATCTCCTCACGACAGAACTCAGCTATTTGTTCAAAATATCCTGATACACTAAATCCATTTAATTTACCTTCTTTTACCTTCTTCCAAGTATCTTCGTTTCTTACTTTCATAGAAACAAACCAAGTACCTATAGGTAAATCCTGATAACCATATATATTGGATTTATCTTCCTCACTCTCTTTTATCCAACTTTCAATAACATATACATCTGATACGGCTTTACCGTTATGCATCTCATCGTTATTGTCAATATATTTGTTTCTCATATATTTTTCAGCAATCATCTTAATTGTTGAAGCACTGAAAAATACATAGTATGGATTACCTAATCCATCTTTACGGAATATCTTTAAGTCAGGAATCATAGCAGGACCAACGACAATTTTCTTCTCATCATCGGTTTGGAACTTTTGTTTTGACATACTCTTTCTTCTGATACTTTCTAATTTACCTGAGGCCCATTCTACACCTGTTGTTCCACCCCATCCTAACCAAGCTACATATCCTGCATCTTTCCAAGGTGTTGATTCAAATTCAGGTGCCACATCTGCATTCCTTCTATGTCTTGCAAACGCAGCCATTCTTGCAATAGTTTGTTCTGAAATGTTTTCACCACTACATAATTGATTAGCACGTGTCCATCCCACTCTTGTCATTCCCTTAACCTCATCACCGTGTTCGTCTCTCCATCTTAATACCTTACAAGCGTTGTTCTTTGCCGCTTCAGGATAATCGTTATATGTTTCAAATGAAATAGATTTTTCAATTGTTTCACCTGATACTTGGTCCACATAAGATGGTAAACCAGTAACATCATATCCTAATTCTTCTTTAACATAACTCTTAATCTTTTCAATATGTCCATCCATAAATGATACATCGTGTATCATTCCTACTTCTTCATCAATCTCGTGTATAATATCTTTAAAGTCTTCTGCGAGAATATATGCTTCCATAAATTGGTCAGGTGTTGCAACCTCTGCTTTGATAATCTCTTCTTCCATTCTGAAAACATTATCAGCAACTTGTGCTGCACTTCTAACCATTCCCACGACTTCTTCATCCATTTCCATAGATGTTAGGTGTTTGAACAATTCAATTGCAACAGGACACATATGGAAATATTTTGGTTTAAAACCAAATATGTTTATCTCTTCAAACTTTTCTTTGGAAAATGATGGATGTGATGTTCTTGTGTCAGGTTGACCATATCCCAATACATCCAATGTTGGTTCCATATCAGTTGGAAATACTCCTCCTTCTCCTAATACTTTTCCTTTGTTTACAGACGCCTTGTTTACAATAGTAGTGTCTTTCTTATATAATATTTTACTCCAAGAATGACGACAGTTATATCCACCTCTCCATACTAATGCAGAGTCTCCTTCATCATTGGTTAATCTATCCATATCTTCAATACGAAATACCATATTACGATTGATTAGACTTTTACAGAATTGTCTTGTAGTATCTTCGATAGCACGTTGACCTGAAGCTTCAGGATTTAATACGTACTTATATCTAATCAAATATTCATCTGTGTTCCATTCTGATTGTGCGTTTGGATAAGTATCAAAGAACTTCTCTACATTGAAATTTCCAACAGAATGAACTTTATATCCACTTTCCAATAATTCGTTTTCAGATTGTCCGTATTGTTCTAATTTCATCAAATATTTCTCATCTTCACCGTCAGGAATATGAAATTCATATTGTTTTTCTTTATTGAAAAACATCCAATTTACCTCTATGGCTGGTTCATCAACAAGTGATATACTATCAATACCTGATAGTTCATCTTCATCATCAATTTTTAGTTCGTATATTTTTTCGTTCTTTATCATATATGTAAATATAAAAAATTAGTTATCGGCCCTGTCCGCGATACTTTTTAGGTTTCTGAGACTTAGGTCCGTATGACTTTTTACCATTTGGTTGAGATTTTCTCTTACCAAAAGATACTTTTCTGTTTTCACTTTTTGAAGATTTTTTCATAATTAAAGGGTTGATAGGTCTTTCAATCGAGCTTGTTTTTCAACCTCGGTTGTTAGTTCATTTGAAACCACATAGGTTTTCATTATTATAGGTTGTTGAGTTGCTGCAGGATTATCGGTTATTGGATTATCAGGTCTTGCTCCACCTGTTGCACCAGTTGAAAAGGATGTTCCACCACCAGCTTGATTTAGAGCTGATAATAACGGTGCAAACATTGTTACTGCACCTCTTGTCATTACCGCCTCACCACCTTCAGCATTAATTAACACACCACCTTGTGCGTGTCTTGGTCCTTTAATCATTCCGCCTTCTTCATAGTTTCTACCTAAATTAGCGGCTGATGCTCCACTACCTCCACCTGAACTTCCACCACCTTCAAATTGAGTTTCTTTAATTTTTTTAATTTGAGCACCTGTTTGTAAAATAACTGCTCCAATTCTTAAACCTTTTAATATACCATCTAAGATAACATTACCCGTAGGTGGTGCTGCTAATACATTTATAATTGCAGATGCTCCACCTATTATTGCGGATGCAATTTGTAATTTCTTTCTTTTTTCAAATGCTTCTTTACTTGTCTTTGCTTCCTCATCATATAGACTTGCCAAACCTGATGCAATTTGACCAACAGTATCAATCATTTGTGATACTTGCATTGCAATTGCTTGAACTTCTTGTCTTCTTAAATCTTCATTTAACTTTGCATATTTTTGTCTAATTGCAAGTTTCATTTCTTCAGTAAGAGTAACATCAGCAAGTTCTCTTTCCTCAGATGCTTTTAATATTTCTCTCTGATTGTCATAGAACTGTTGTGTTCCCTGTCTTAATGCTTCACCCTTAATTTGAAGGAATCTGAGTTCGTCATCAAGTTTCTTAAGTCTCTTATCTTGGTCTTCTTTAGTCTTATCATCATCAATCTTTTTCTCAGCAGCGGCTAAAGCCATTTGAAGATTTATAATTGCTTGATTATATTGTTCTTGACTTATTTTCTTATCTTCCAAAGCTTTATCTAAATCTGCTTTGGTATTGTCATAACCTTTTTTAAGTTCAGCTTTTTCTCTTTCTTGTTGATTTTGAATAGCCGTAATTCTAATGTCTTCTAATTTATCAGCCCATTCTTTAGCTGATTTTGCATCTTCTTCACCTCTCTTATTATTTAGGTCATTTTGTTTAGCATTATATTTTGTTGCTATTTGGTCTAATATAAGTCTTTTCTTATCTTCAGATATTTGTAATTGTTTAATCTTATCTTCCTCAGCAAGTTTCTGATTTTCAAGTTCTTTATCTTCTCTTTTTCTTTGGTCTTGTATTGCAAGTACGGCATTCTCTCTTTGTAAATCTAATAAAGCTTCGTTAGCTGCTTTATTATCTTGTGCAATCTTTTCTTGTTTTTGTTTGTTGGCATCAATAGATTTTTGACCTGCAGCTTTTTGGTCTGCAAGTTCTGCAGCTTGTGCATTTCTACCTGTTACAATATAGTTTGAATATGCGTCTTTTCTTGCTTCTTCTTTCTTTGCAAGGTCGTCTCCTAATTTTTTTAAGTCTTCTGCACTTGCTTTTCCTAAATTAGCGTTATAAAGTTTTCTTGATTGTTCTTCCGCATCAAATGCATCGGAATAATCTTTATAAGCCATATCAATCTGTGCCTTCCTAATGTCAGCTTCAGATTTACCTTGTGCTTTCATTAAAGCAAGGGTTTCAGCGTTTCTACGTTTTGCAGCTTTTTGATTTAAATCTAATAATTGATTTTGACTCTCAAGTTCTCTATTTAATCTTGCTGATGCTTCTGCAGCCTCATCTTCACCTGTTGCTAAATCATATAAAGCTGAAGCCGCTAAACCCAATAGGACAATCAAAGCACCTATACCTGTTGCGGTAAGTGCTGCCGCAAACGCCCTAGCACCTGCAGCCGCTGCGGCTTCACCTGCACCAACAGCAACAAATGACTTAGCCAATGCGTTGTTTAAAACTGTATATACTTTGGTAATACCTGTAGCCTTACCAATATTGCTTGCAATATCCTTAAAGTCGTTTAAGGTTTCACCTAATTGGAATTTAAGGTCTTTTAAGTTAAATGATGAGAATAATTTCAAACTACTAATTGCACCATCAACTTGACCAGCAAATGCACCGACAGGACCAGGTAGTAATGATAAACTACCAAATAAGTCTCTTGACTTAGCGGTAGTAGTTTCCATTCTATCCCTTACATCACCCAATTTAGTTGATAGTAACTCAAATTCCTTTGTACCTTCTTTGGTTCTATTGAGTTCCTTTGTTAACTCTCTAAACTGTTGTTTGAGGTTCATTGTAGCATCAATTGCTACATCTATTGGTTTACCATCAACATCTAATATAATTTGTATTTTCTTAGCCATAGCTTTACAGGTTTAAACTTTCAACCATTTCATTTATAAAAGATTTATGTAATAATTCCTTATTACCTTTTAATGTAGATATTGAACTAAAATCCAATTTGGTATTTGAAAATTGTTCTTTAATATCTTGTGTCTTTTTGTTAAAGTCTGTTTGTGATATATTCTTTATATCAAGTTTTTCGTTATCTAAATAAATTTCTATATTCATATTTTTAATATTTTAATTACAATGGGATACAACTTCCTCCTGAACAAACATAGATTCCAAGTATCTCACCAGTACCATCAATATCCGCAATTCTGAATGGACCTGTGTCTGTATCTGTACTTACGTTTGAATATGCTAAATATCCACTTTGACCTGAGTAACCATATATAAAGTCACCGATTGTTAATGACGCATAAGCCTCACTTGATGTATCTACAGTTTGTATTAAATAATTTGTTTCACCACAATAATCTGCACAAGTAGCTCTAATTGCTCCGTGTGTGTATATTGAGAAACCTGTTGGTGTAGGACTTGGTGTTGGAGTTATAGTTGGACCACCAGGCGTTGGAGTTGGTGTAGATGTGGGTGTTGGTGTAGGTGTAGAAGTCGGTGTAGGTGTTGGTGTTGGAGTTGGAGTTGGCGTTGGTACAATAATTGATAATGTAACACATATTGGATATACACATTTTTTTCCAATCATTCTAACTTCAAAGTAATATGTACCATCTGTAAAACCAGTAAGTCCCAAATCAGATGGTAATGCTGTAAAATTTTCATTAATTGTTATATATGTGTTTGTCAGACCTGTTGATGTTATGTTATGAACTAATCTCCAAGGTCTAAAATAAGATTGACTTGGACCCATCATATGAATAGACGCTACACTCAAAAATCCACCATCAATATCAACGTAAGGTTGAGCATTATTTAATGACCAATCTCCCTGTATATTAAAGGTAATTCCCGTTGAAGATATTGTTGTAGCACTGAAAACTGTCACATTTCCTGATACACAATTGTCATTAATATTGTGTATTATCTCCAAATCATATTCTGCAGTAAAATTATTTGGATAAACAAAATCCAAATTATTTATCTGTGGTATATATTTTCTACTCATATTATTAAATATAAATTAATTTTAAATCAATTATCAACATAAAAACGGTGTTCCGTTATTTCTTATCTTCATTATATTTTGACTGATTGTGGTGAGATTATAATAAAAAATAAAAGTACCACCAACATATAAAGAACCTGTTTTAGTTAGAGTTAATGCTCTCGGTTGACCTGGTATTGTTATGTTTATTGTACCAAATCCATTACCGTCACTAAATGTACTATCTGCCGTACCATCAGAGTTTAATCTAGTTAAAGATGGTACTGTTACACCTGAATAAACTAAACTTGTACCACATATATAAGTTCTATCTAAATGGTCTACTAATATATCAGCCACTTGTTTATACAAGGTAGGTGAAAGTGATAATGCGGTATTTGGAAAAGATGTATCCAAAGAACCATCAGGATTAAGACGAACTAATTTTTTATTAGTATCACCATTATATCCACCAGAATCGTTATAAAACATTATTTTACCATCTGATAAAATCTCAACTTCCCATCCATCAACATTTGTACTAGTATTTCTAATAAAAGAAGTATCTAAAGAACCATCAGGATTTAATCTTATAAGACCTGGAGAATTTAATGTAACACCATTATAAGTATTAAATGTACCACCAGCCACTAATATTTTACCGTCAGGTTGAATGCATATATCTCTAACAATTGCGTTTGTTGTAAATCCAGTACCGAATTGATTAAATGTTGTATCTATTGTACCGTTTGGATTTAATCTTACAATAGCGGTTTTTGTTGATGTTTGACCAGCAGAAGTATATGTACTAAATCCTCCTGAGAATAATATCTTACCATCAGATTGTATTTCAATAACCTCTTCTTCACTTGATATTTGTATATTAAAACTACCAATATTAAATGTAGTATCTAATTGACCATTTGATTTAATCTTACCTACTCTAAATGATTGTATCCTTGCGATAATATCACCATCAGGTAATAATTTCATATCACCCACACCAAAACCTGATGTTGCTTGTGTATAATTAAAAGTAGTATCTAATGTACCGTCAGCATTTAATCTACATATATTATTTACACTAGTTCCACTATATTGGGTAAATATACCACTACAAAGTATTTTACCATCAGGTTGCGCTTCAACATCATATACTTGACCATTGAAGGCCACGGCGTTATTTGGGAAACAACCATCAGTATAACATTCTATTTTATATTCAAAACCATATGCGTCAGGTCTTGTTGTTGCGGTAAAACTATAACTTGTTCCACCTGATACAACAATATCTTCACCAATATATGTTTGTTTAACACCATTATCACCACTTACATCATCTGTGGTGTAATCTATTCTATTAACAAGAATTCTACTAGAAAGTTGAGGACTTGGTGTTGCTGATAATGTAATGCTACAAACCTCACCTGTATTGATTGGTGTAGTATATATTCTACTACTATCAATAAATCTAATGTATCTTTCTTGTCCTGCAACATTAATTGTTATTCCATCAAATCCTAAATCATTAATAGCTTCATCAAATGTTAATAATACCGAACCTCTCATATATATGTATATATTTTAATTATTTTTATGGACAAGGACTTCCACAGTCCACAACGGTCCAATTTGCTAAATCAGCAAATGGGAATGCATATCTTATTGATGAACATTGTGCACAATCAGGTATATCTTGATTACCTAAGCTACCAAAATAGGTATATACTGTACCTGATGCGGTGTCGTATTTAATCCAACCTGTATCAGTTACGTTTATCGTGATTCCTGAATTATATATTGAAGTGGGTGTTCCACCGCTTGGTGATGCTACTGTAATTCCATATGTTGATGCTGTTGATGTAAATCCTGAACATTGACTCCATAAATTAAGACCTGTAGAACCAGTAGTTAACCAATAACTTCTAAGTGCATAATTAATGTCATCGATATCATCCCAATCAATATTAGGGTCATCTGTGTATATATCACCTGTTGTATTATATGTATTTTCTGTTACTTCGTACATTCTAAATGGAAGATATTCACCAAAATCAATTCTGAATGATGATGTTAATCCACTAACAGTACCTCCTAATAAACCAACATTATAATCATACCAGTTACTCACATAAAAATGTGATAAATTCATTTTAGAATTTGTAAAATCTGTTTTAATCTTATAGATTGTTGCAGAGTCTGCACAATAAAAATATTGAAAATATCTTGTTGGATATATACTTGGGTTATTATCAATTTGAATTAATTCTACTTTGGTTAATTCAGGATTGGTCATATTATAACCATCAATCTTATTCCAACTAAAATATTGTTCTTTAATTTTAATAACATCTCTTGGACTTAAATTTCTAATATCACTTTGTTTCAACCAAAAATAACCATTTAAAAAACGCGTATTTGGATTATAAAGATTGTTAATTCTTTCTTCGTAAAACAAATTATACATATCTTGTTCCGTATATGCGTTGATACCATTAAAGGTTTCTACACCTACATCTGTTGGTTGTTCACTATTAAATAAGATACATATACTATCGTTATTGATTTTATTATCATCAGAGTTTCCCAACGGCATTGTATTAGAAATTACTGGTGCATCAATTGAATTACCTTGACTTAGTCCATCAGAAGACATAATACTAAATGTATATGTTTGAAATAAGTAATTAGAATTATATACCGTAGAAACGTTATTCAAAAATGGTGACCTATTTCCTAAATAATAAAATAATTTAGGTTTAGTTTTAATACCTTTATAAGTCCATTTTACTTTTTCTGACGACCCTGAATCATCTGGTGAGTTTGAACTAACGTAATTAATACCTAATGGAATGCCTACGTTATTATCCCATTTCCTCATCACTTGTGGTGAGAATATGGTTTCAATCTTTTTTGTTTGTGATTTAAAATCTGTTTGATTAAACACAAAGTTCTGACCATATAAACGATTATTCCTATCTTTAAATTGTTTATTACCATCATCACCATCATCTTGGTCAGTTAATATTATTTCACTTTCAATCAAATTCAATGCTGGCTGAACAGAAAAACCTTTATCATAAGATAATTTATCTGTCCAATCATATATTGAACCTGTACCAATATAATATTGATATGGTTCTATAATAATTTGATTTGGAACTTCGGGGTCAGGAACAAATACTAAATTAAATTTCTTTGCAATTGATGATAGAAAATCAATTTGTTTTAATTGGTCATTAATGATTAAATTAAAATCAACAAATGACCCATCGAATATTGGATATGTACGAGGTGCATTACTAACAGAATATTCAAATATATTTGAGTTAGCAGGATTTAAACCATAATTTTGTCTATATTCTAAAGCACATCCTGATGGGCACGGTACAAATCTATTACTAATCCAACTATATGTAGTACCTGTTGTACCTGCTGGTATTACTAAATTAATTGCATATGGTTGAGTTCCACCTGAACAGGGAAAGAAAGCGTAATCTAAACAAACTGTATAAGGTTGTGTAGATGTTTCCGCTACACCTGTTTTAGAATTAACAACTCTAATTGTATAAGTTCTCGTTGTAATAATCTGTGGTGAACATACTACGCTTGGAGTATCAACAAATGTTTCAGTTAATGTAACTGATTGTGTATTACCTGAATATCTTGAAGGGTTAGTTGTATAACTAAATTTTGTTGTATCACTATTAAAATAACCATACATATACAATCCTTTCATCCAAGGTGTTTTCATAAACTCGGATTTGATTGTATAACCATAAGTTTTAAACAATAATTGAATTATAGACCACACATTTATTGACGGTTTTAATTGATTGTCTAATAAACCTGTTCTTGGAGTATTACTTCTATATGGTTTTACACCAGCAGCATACATTGCACTTTCATTATTGAATGTTCCAATTGGTGCCGATGTTGTAAATAATCTTGTTTGACCAGTTACACTTGCATAAGTTGTACCACTTAATTGTACTGTATCTCCTGAATAATTATACCCATTATGTGTTATTGGGTACATATAAGTATTTGGATTTTCATCATAATTAAATCCTAAATCATTCCAACTACGGTATATTGAGAACAATTCAAAATTATGATTGAATAACATTGTTGGGTCACCATATGGTAAATCTTTTAATAGATTATTACCTATCTTACCAAACAAGTCAGAAATATTAGAAAATAAAGTTACATCATATTCTACTTTAGAATTTAACATACTTACTTTATTCAATTTCATATATCCTTCAAAATAGACTTCATCGTTAATCAAAACAGTTGATGGTACTCTTAATAAAGGATTGAAATATAATGTATCAACGTCTACATTAAAATAACTTTCAAAAAAGGCGTTGTTGTTTTTTGAACCAGGTAATTGTAATCCAATAGAAAAATCTGAATTACGTTTTGCAATATCTTGTAGTTCTGCAAAAGACTTGTTAATCTTAATTGGTATGTCTGTATATAAATCTAAATCTCGTGTTTCATAAACAACTGAAGTTGATTCATTTGGAACAAAATATAAATAAGCAATTCTTCCCGCATTATTTCGTGTATCTACATAAATTTGTTGACCAGCATTAACATTAATCTCCCCAAAAATAACTGCGTTGTAAGTATTTGTTCTTCTTGCTTCATATTGAACATCCCCTATTCTTAAATATATAAAAGCAGGGTCCCATAAAGCATTAGGGTCATAAGTTTGACCACTTACCATATAATAAACAGTACCACCATTATTATTAATATTAAACAATGCATAACTACCTACACCAGCAGCACTTGTAAAAGGATTAGCTGTCGTACCTGTACCAGATATTGTCATATCAGTACCACCTCCAACAACAGTCATTGTTCCTGTAGGTAATGTATATGATGCTGATTCTATATTCGTTTGTACTCTAAGTACTGTCTGTTGTTGTTGCGCCATATTAGAAACCTTTACTTACGAAGTAGCCATCGGCATACTTACAAGTTATTCTATACTTGTTTAATTTTCTATGTTTTTTATTAATTGTCTCAACCTCTGTTGAAAGAATTTGAATAGGTCTTAAATCTTTATAAACCTTATCTTGTCTATCAAGTGGTGAAATGAAATCTTCTTTCATTTCATATACTTGTGGTGAATAGAATAATTGTTCTAACCAATTACCCATAGGTTCACTTAAATAATCAGTTTCAATCACAAATTCTCTATCCACATTGGTATCAAACGTTTTAATTGTTCTACCCACATTTCTATCAGGTGATTGTTGTGATGTACTATAATATCTGTTATCAAAGGTTTGTCTTGTTATTTTTTTAGTATCTTGTCTATAAGATGTAAATGTATAATAGTCATATCCGCCCCTTTGATTTAAGAATGCTATTCTTGTATTTTCAGGTTTACAATTATTATATAAATAAAAGTAAAAACATTCTGATGATGGTCCTACTGGTCCAACATTAATTCTTTCAGCATTCATATTTGTTGGATATGAATAATATATCTGTACAGTATAATATGCAACAGTATTAAAATCAATTCCATCAAATATGTTATTTATATCTTTTGGTCCACACGGTAACGCAAATATTCTTAATGTATTTGTATTACCTGTTGGTGATTCATATGTTGTACCACTAAAATTGATTTCTTGATTGTATCCACCTATTCGTGTATTACTTTCATCAAAATATTCAAAGACCACATAATCAGCTTCAATAACTTGTCTATCTCCTGTTTGTCCGTTTAAGTAATATAATACGTAATTTTCGTCTTCTTGTATATATTGGATACGTGGTGCATCAGTTAAAAATCTTGATGTTTCACTCATCTCAGGAACGGTTGGATAATCAAACAAATACTGAGACATTGGTGATAATAATCTATATCTGTCTATTGTATTAATAGTAAATCCTGTACCCATTACAGTACCAACTTCTTGGTCAAAGTTTGGAAGGTAATATTTGTCTGTACCCATTTGAAAACTACCACCAACATAGTTGAAATAGTTTCCTGTATTTGTAAAACCACTTGCAGTAAATCCTGTTGATGTTGCACAATATGGTATGTCAGTATAATGATTATAATCAGTAAAACCTGTTGCACCTGTATATTGTACACCATCATAATACTGATATTTGTATTTTACATTAATCTTGTTAATGTTCGGATATGGATTGTTAATGTTGATTGTCTCGTTTGTTGAGTACCAATCATTTAACGAATAATATTCGTAGTGTTGTGACTTGATATAATTTGATAAATAATCATAAGGTCTAATATGAAACTTATACGTATATGTTGAACCTGATTGTGATATGTTATAAGGAACAATAGACATCAAACCTACTTGTCTATCTTCATTATATAATTGAACTTGTATTTCCATAGATGATTGGTATGTTGTACCAGTCAGTATGACTTCATATTCACCACCTCTTTGATAAACCATATCGGTGCTTCTTCTCAATTGAGAATTGCTGTTTAATCCATTAGGATATTGTATTGGGTATCCGAAACTCATATTAAATTCCTTCTATTAAATCTATCAATTCTTCATAAGCACCGTCTTCAATTAATTCCATAATCCTTGGGTCTTCACCTATTGTTTCCAATGCGACATCTAAAAAGTTAGATGGTCTTATTCCGAATTTTTTTATGTTTGATTGTATTGCAAACGCAAAACGTTTTCTTTCTATAAATCTTCCTCTTTTATCTCTTCCCTGTAATCCTCTCTCCCTAATCCATCTTTCTAGTGCTGCAATTGGAACTCCTTTCTTGCCAGGCAATCTTCCTGATTGTACCCATTGAGAATATTGTTCTGCAAGAACTTGTATTATAGTATGGTCTTGTTCTTGAACCACTTTTACTTGGATACTATCTCTTAATCTACCCGATGCGACTTTATTTCCAACACCTCTAAATTTGGCAAACCCAAATGGATAACGTTTTTGTTCTAACGTTTTTTTGAGTATCTCCTCAATAATCGGTGCTATTCTTTCTAAGTCCATAATTAATCGGTTGTTCCACTAATTGGTTTATAGTCATTCCATTCATCACTATGAAGAATAACTAACATCTCTTCTTTATTATATATAATACTTTTTGAAGTCAACGCTGAAATGAATGATGGTTCATCCCCAATCCATTTGACAAATGTTTTTGTTCCATCTATTGAGTATCTTAATGTTTCTAAAGAGGTTTCTAATACTTGATTAAAGTCTATTAAATTTAACTCAGAAACATTAAAAAATATATATTTAATATCCATATGTTGATTTTTGTGCGTTGTAGTTATTCAATATTTCTGTGTCAGATAATGCTCTATCATACAAAGTAAATGTTGATATTTTACCTGTCCAATATAGTGGTAGAGGTGCATAAAATCTACCCATAAACCAACCTTCTGTTGCATTTCTTAATCCATTATTTGAAGTATTGGTTGTTGTGATTAATGAACCATTTATATATAATTTTAAACTTGTTGCATTTGTCCAAACACCATATACTTGATACCAAGCACCATTTGTAAATGTTGATGGTGAATTGGCTGATACTTCACTTCCTCCCGCAACAGCCGCACATCTTAAAACATTTGATGGTTGGGCGTTAATCATTAATGACCATCCACCTGTTGAGTCAGTTCCTCGTTGAAATGCTATCTGAAAATCTGTACCAGTCTTTGGTGCAATCCATCCACCGAATGTGTAATTTGATGTATTACTTCCTCTTGTGGCATTTACAAATGTTGCATAATCATTTGTACCATCAAATTGAAAAAAGTCAGGTGTTCCACTATTAAATGTTGGACTATTAACTAATGTTGCGTCATAATCATTGGCCGTTAAATCAAACCAAGTGCTTCCTGTACCAGGATATGATGCACTATCATTAGCATCCACATTAATGGTTAGACCACTTGTTGTAAATGGAATTGGTGTTGGACTCGGTGTAGGAGTTGGTGTTGGTGTTGCGGTTGGTGTAGGCGTAGGAGTAGGTGTGGGAGTTGGTCCCACACTTTCTACAATATTTTGAAATGCAAAGGGTGCAAAATTCATTATACTAAATTCTTAACATTTGCAAGGTATAGGTCTGTATTATCAAACGATACCAAGGTTATTACGTCAACACTTGTTGTTGTAGTTGGAACATATGGTGAACCACTTACTTGTTTAACAGATGCAGGGAAAGATACTGTTGCACTTCCTGTTGTGTTAAGTTTAATATTAATAGTTTGTCCTGCTGCAATTGATGTAGGTTCTATTCTTGTATCTGTTCCTTCCACCAATTGAAGTGTGAAGAAATTACCCTTACTTAAATCAAGTGATGCGGTATTTGATGCAATTGTTAATGTACTAACGTTTCCTTTAACAGAACCTGTTGCTACAATTGAACCTGATACCGTTAATCCATTGGATACTAATAATGAACCAGTTACTTGTGTATTATATCCAATTTGTAATGGTGCTCCACCATTATCTTTATGGAATATTCTACTATCTGCTTGTGTACCTAATTCAAACTTACTATCAAATATAGAACCTGATGGATAAGATGTTGAACCTAATAATATACTACCAAAACCACCTGCGTGTCCACTATGTGAACCAATAAAGATGTTATTAGAACCAGAGATAAAGTCATCACCTGCACCTTGAATAATTACGTTATTTGAACCTGTTGAGAATGGTGTAAAGAAACCATTCAATATCATATTCTTTTCAGAACTTCCAAAGAATCCGTTGTCCACACCTGCTACGTTACCAATAACGGTATTGTAGTTAGAACTATTTCTAT